GAGGACCGCCAGAAAATTGAAAAGCTGTGGGAGGATGGGCGGACGCCTAAAGAAATTTCCGAAACCACGGGCGTGTCCGTTCATGTGGTCTACAACGAACTGACCAGGGGGCAGGACGGGACCCGCCTGCCGGACCAGCGCCTGCGGTACAGCGCGGACGTGGCCCAGCGCCGGGTGCAGGCGTCGCTGGAGCGCCGGGGCAAGCGGACCGGGCAGCCCACCAACAGCGGCAAGACGGCGGGGGCCGCCAGGAGATAGGAGGACACCATGGCAAAAAGAAAGGAAATTAAGTTCAAGAATAATCGGGGCAGTTATGAGGGCCGCCAGGACGGGGTGATCTATCGAATCCACGCGGATCGCACACTCCTGGGGACGTGCGCCCCAGCCTATGCCGTCAGCACCTACGACACCAAGGGAAAGGGCAGAGGTATTAACACATCTGGACATTTCCGTTTGCACCTGGACGACGCAAAAGAGTTTTGCCAGAAAATCGCAAACGGTGAAATCAGCCCGGAGGAATTGCGCCAGAGGTTTGAGGCGGAGGACGCCGCAAAAGAGCAGGCAGCCGTACAGGCGGCAGCGGCGGCGGCAAAAGAGTTTCGCACCAAGCTGGAAAGCGCGGGAATTTCATATAACAAGCTGCTGGAACTGGAGGCCGAGCGGGAAAGCCTGTCCGGTATCGCCCACAATATCCTGCTGGGGTATGAGCGCGGGGAGGGGTGGCCAAGTGGGACCTGACAGCAACAGCGGCACCGTGGTGGCCTACCTTGACGGCAAACCCGTGGAAGTCGGCCACCCCATGCCGGAAATCACGCCGGACTATTCGGCGGGCGGCGTGACTGCGGAGGAGGCGGCAGTGGCGGCGGAGAGGCTGGCGGAGATATGGGGCGATATGTCCGTAACCGTGGAGGTGGCGGCGGAGAACCTGCGGGCGTTCTTCTACTCTATGGAGTTAGCCCTGGCCGTACACCTGGCGCGGATATTCAAGCCGGAACTGGTCCGCCGATACCAACACACAAAGAAAAAGCGGACCCGCAAGAAATACGAAAAGCGGATCCTGGCCTGGTTTGGGGAGGTGTGGGGTAAATGTTCAGACTGAAAGCCAACAAAACCAGCCTTTACAAGCTGGTGGGTGAATTTGAGGATCTGCCGCCCATGCGCCGGGTGACAATCACCAAGGCATACCGGACGCCGGACTGGTGGCTAAAATGGACAGACGCGGACGGCCTGCTGTGCGTGGCGTTTTTCTCCACCTGCATGGGAAAGGCCCTGCTGTCCATCGACAAAAAGGAGTTTTGCGGGCCGCAGGTTTCCCGCGTGGTCCATGACCTGGACACCAAGGACCTGCTGGAGCGGGGCATGGTGGAGAAGTTCACCACGGCGGCGGAGAGGGGGGCTGCCTGTGGCGCGGTGTAAATTTTGCGGCCAGGAAATCGACTGGATCACCAGCATGGAGGGCAATCAGGTCCCCGTGGACCCGGATCCCGTTTTCGTGATCGAGGACGGCAGCCCGGAGGCGTTCCTGGACGATATGGGCGCAACCATCACCGGGCGGCAGGCCAAGCCGGAGGAGGAGAGCCGGGACCTCCCCGTGGCCTTTGTACTCCACCGGCGGACCTGTCCGTGGGCGGACAAGCCCACACAGCGGCGGGTGGAAAGGGGTGGCAGCTATGGCGGACTTTCTCCCGCTACCTGATCGGCGGTACAGCGTGATCTATGCGGATCCGCCGTGGGCCTATGGCCAGGGCGGCAAGGGCAAGAGTTCCCACGGAATTGCCAGACAGCACTATGACACCATGACAACCGCCGACATTTGCGCCATGCCGATCCGTTCCATTTGTGCGGAGGACGGGGCCGCCTGTTTCATGTGGGCCACGTTCCCCAATATCGCGGAGGCCATCAAGGTCATGGAGGCGTGGGGGTTTCGGTATAAGACCGCCGCCTTTTTGTGGGTCAAGAAAAACGCCAAGAGCGGCGGCAACTACATGGGCCTGGGAGCATACACCCGCGCCAATGCGGAGGTGTGCCTGCTGGGGGTCACGCCGGGATTTAAGGCCGGGGCGCGGGTCCGCAGCCATAGTGTGCGCCAGGTTATAGAGGCCCCTTTTCAGGGGCACAGCAAAAAGCCGGACGAAACACGGCGGCGGATCGTGGAACTGCTGGGCGACGTGCCCCGTATTGAGTTATTCGCCCGCCAGAGGGCGGACGGCTGGGACGCCTGGGGCAACGAGGCCCCGGAGGAATAGGAGGTAAACGTGGAACAGATAGCAAGAGATCCGAGGGCGGATTTTCTGGCGGTGTATAGCAACACCATCAAGCGGGACGGCGCGGCGGCCATGATTTTTTGGCTGGACTGCAAAACGGACTTTTTCACGGCCCCGGCCTCCAGAAAGAACCACCTGGCCCAGCCGGGCGGGCTGGCGGTCCATAGCTTGAACGTGTGGCGCCGCCTGCGGGAAATCGCCGTCCGGGACATGACGGACCGGAACGAGCCGGGTGTGCGCCAGCTTTCGGAGGCGGACGAGGAAACCGTGGCGGTCCTGGGCCTGCTGCATGACGTGTGCAAGGTGGGCGTGCACCACCAGGAAACCAAGCGCCGCAGGAACCCGGAAACGAAACAGTGGGAGGACTGCCTGGGCTATACGTTCCGGGACCCGTTCCCCCTGGGCCACGGTGAGAAAAGCCTGTTTCTGATCACCCGACACATGGCGCTGACCGAGGAGGAGGCCCTGGCCATCCGGTGGCACATGGGAGCCTATGACGACGCGGTGAAAGGCGGGTCCAGCTCCATGACCGAGGCCATGAACCTGACCCCGTGGGTGTGGCGTCTGCAGGAGGCGGATATGTGCGCCGCCTGGATTGACGAAAGGAGCGCGGCGGAGTGAAAAAAGTGCTGTGTAAGCCCTGCGCTGTGGCCCTGGAGGCCAGGGGCAAAACCGTGAAACCCGCCGGCGGGCGGTGTGAGAAAATCACCTGCGCGGAATGTGGCCGCCGTCGGTTTGGGGTCCTGTATGACGTGACCGGCTGGCCCACCAGCAGGAAAAAGGAGGACAAGCCCAAATGAGAGGGAAACGCGCTGAAACTGTGAACCAGCTGGAGGAGATCCGGCGGGTGGTCCCGGTGATCGCGCTGGGGCTGGCCATTGTGGCGCTGATCCTGGCCGCCATGGCCATGGACGCCAGCAGAGAGGCCAGAGAGGCGGCGAAAGCGGAGCGGGCCGCCGTGATCTTCACCGTGGAACAGGAACCGACTGCCACCCTGCTGGTGGGCGACGCCTGGGAGTTCGCGGCCCTGTACCGGGCGGCGGCGGACCCGGCGGAGAAACAGCGGATCGGGGAGGCGCTGGAGGCCCAGGGCTATTTTTCGGCGGCGGTGCCCCTGTCCTGGGAATATCAGGACTATATGCGGACCTATTGCCACCTGTATGGGTGCCCCTATCCCATGGCCCTGGCCGTGGCAGACTGGGAAACCCGTGGCCAGTTCAACATGGACGCCATTGGCCCCGCTGGAGAGGTGGGGATCATGCAGTTAAACCCCGGCCCTGATGGGTCATACCACGCGGAACTGGAGGACGCCACCGGCCTGGACCCCACCACCCCGGAGGGCAACATAGCCGGCGGGTGCTATAAGCTGGGGAAATACATGGCGGAATATGGGGACGCGGCCATGGTGGCCATGGCCTACAACAGAGGACAAGCCGGAGCGAGGGCGGCCTGGGAGGCCGGGATCACCTCCAACAGCTACACGGACGCCGTGCTGGAGGCCCTGGAACGCTGGGAGTGTGCGGTGAACGCATGGGCCGGAGAGTAGACCCGGCGGAGCGTTTCCGCATACAGGCAGACGCCGAAAAGAGGGCCAGGGAAAGCCGCTGGAGCGCCCCAGGGCGGGCCAGGGTGGTCCACCCCGTCCACGGCACCGTGGTGGTCCCCCATTCCTCCAACCTGACCGCCATACAAAACGCGGCGGAGGTGTGGCGGTGTGACTGGGCGGAGATCACGGACGCCCAGGTGTGGGTGGCGGAGCCGGGGGACGTGCCGGCGAAAATGCCATACATCATATAAAGGGGGATGAAAAAATGTTGATCAATGAGGCCGGGGTGGTCCGGGCCATCAAGCGGGCCTATAAGGGCGGCGGGTACACTGTGAACGTCCAGGACGGGATCATGTCCATCTATACACAAAACTGGTACATACAGGCCCGCCGGGAGGTCATGCCGCGCAAGGTCCTGGCCACCATCGTGGAACACGCCGGGATGATACCGGGCGACAAGGAACCCACCAACATTATGAAAGACCTAAACCCGCAGCTGGTCATACCGGAAACCGCCGCCGAGGAAATGAACAACTGGCGGATCGGTGAGCGCGGCGACGACGTGGACCTGGTGCCGGTGATCATGCAGGGGTTTCAGATTTTCCAGGCGGAGAGTTTGGCCTGCTGGGGGATCCCGCTGTCCTACCTGGGCATGGTGGAGCGGGACGCGGCGGAGCATGACGGCGCCATTGTGGTGGATAACTGCCGCCTGCTGTGGGACGACGGCGGGGAGGCCATAGCGGTGGAGGCCGTGCGGAAAGCCAAGTCCGGGTGGGCAAAAGCCTGGGAGCGGGCCGTGTGGGAGGCCCTGGAGGGTGTGGACCTCCACAAAGAGGAGGAATAAACCGTGGAAAGATTGACGCAGCGGGGTTTTAACTTTGATCGTGACTTTGTGGCCTCCCACCTGCAAAGCTGGCCCATAGCGCAGGCCCTGAAAAAACTGCAGGAAATTGAGGACGCCATGGAGGATCGGGAACTGCACCCCACATATTTTGACCAGATCACCGCCTCCCCGGAGGCCCTGGCGGAGTTCCTGGCCTCCATCCCCGCATTAGATACCCCGTGGGACAAGGTTTTCCAGCGGACCTATTGCGCCGCCTGTTCGGCGGAGAACTGCGACGCGGAGAACTGCCCCCACCAGGCGGAGCGGAACAGCCCGGCGTGGTTTCTGGCCCAGGAGGTGGCGGACGGTGGAAATGATCCTTTGCGGTGACGCCCTGGAGCAACTGCGGACACTGGAGGCGGAAAGCGTCCACACCTGTGTGACCTCCCCACACTATTACAATCTGCGGGACTACGGGGCCGCCGGCCAGATCGGCATGGAGGAAACCCCGGAGGAGTACATAGGCAAGCTGGTGGACGTGTTCCGGGAGGTCCGGCGGGTCCTGCGCCCGGACGGGACGCTGTGGGTCAATATCGGGGACAGCTACGCCACCAGGTCCGGGCCGCAGCCACCGACCAACACGCGGAACACCTGCGGCCACACGGCAAAGCACAGACCGAGCGGGTATAAGTACAAGGACCTGATGGGGATCCCGTGGCTTTTGGCCTTTGCCCTGCGGGCTGATGGGTGGTATTTGCGGCAGGATCTTATATGGCACAAAACCAACGCCATGCCGGAGAACGTCCGGGACCGTTGCACAAAAGCCCATGAATATATTTTCCTGCTGTCAAAATCGCCACATTACTATTTTGACGCGGCGGCAATCCGGGAGCCATGCGGGGTCAAGGGGAACGCCAGGACGTTCCGGGGCGGTGGAGCCTATACAGGCGGGCGGTCGTTCCAGAACAGCGCCCGCGTGGAGCGGGAGAGCCACGGGAACAGCGCGAACAACACCGGGGGCAGAAACAAAAGGAGCGTCTGGAGCATAGCAACGGGGCAATTTAAGGCCGCCCACTATGCCACATTCCCGGAGCGCCTGGTGGAACCGTGCATATTGGCAGGGTGCCCGGAGGGTGGGACGGTCCTGGACCCATTCGCAGGGAGCGGGACCACCGGAGTGGTGGCCAAGCGCCTGCGGCGCAATTTTGTGGGTGTGGAGATCAACCCGGACTATTGGAAAATGGCAACGGACCGGATCGCGGCCACAACGGCACAGCTTGACCAAATCAAAATGGAGGAGGTGCCGCAGGTTTGAATGTAGCCTACAATATGGATTGCATGGCAGCTATGCAGAAAATACCGGATCACTATTTCGACCTGGCCGTGGTAGATCCGCCATACGGAATAGGGATTGACGGTCAAAAGCTGTCAATAAACAAAAACCCAAAGCACAATAGAAAATACCATCCGACAAAGGGATGGGACGCGGCCCCGCCGCCAGACGAATATTTCAGGGAATTGGAAAGGGTTTCAAAACACCAAATTATATGGGGTGCAAATTATTTTGTGCCAGCAATAAATCAAAGGCACAAGGGCTGGATCGTCTGGTATAAAGGCCAGCAGGATTTAACCATGAGCGACTGCGAATTGGCCTATTCATCATTCGACACCCCAACCAGAGTGGTGATCATAAATCGCGGGCAACTGCAAAAAGAGGGCGGAACAATACACCCAACACAAAAACCAGTGGCGCTATATTCCTGGATTTTTTCAAGATATGCAAAACCAGGCGACAGGATATTGGACACACACCTGGGGAGCGGCAGCAGCCGGATCGCGGCCCATGACGCTGGTCTGGACTTTGTGGGGTTTGAGATCGACCCGGACTATTTTGCAGGGCAAGAGGAACGATACAACGCCCACACCGCGCAAATGTCCATTTTTGCGGGGGGGGGGGGGGGGGGGACCCCCAAAAAAAAATTTTAGAGGGGGGGCCCACGAGGCCCCCCGGGAGGGAAAAAAAAAAAAAAGGG